TGCCGCGCTGGTTGCGTCCTTTGAAGCAATTCAAATGGAAATTTTACGAGATGGGTGAGGGCGACGGCCGGAATCAGGCGCTGTTCGAGTATCAAATCCTGCTCGCCAGCCGCGGATACACGCACGCGGAGGCCGCGGAGACGCTGCGGTTGATTAACCAGTACGTGTTTCGGGAGCCGCTGCCGGAGGATGAGCTGCGAACGGTCACCCGGGAGGATGCATATCCGGAAACCGAACAGCCGGCGCCCGGTGTCGATCTTGACGCGCCGTGGTTTACAGAGAAAGGAAAGTTTCTGCATAACATCATGGGGGACATCCTGATCAGCGAGATGCACATCATCAGCCGGCACGAGCGGCTCTACACATACCAAGGCGGGTATTATCGGCCCGGGGAATACGACATCCTGCGAGCGATGATCGAAAAGTATCCGACATCGAAACGCAGCGAGCAAAACGAGGTGCTGAACTACATCACCATCCAGCGGCACATTGACGATCCGCCAGTCGAGGAATACGTCATTAACGTCAAAAACGGCCGGCTGGATTTACTTACGGGGCAGCTCTCACCTCACACGCCGGAGGCGTACGATTTCCAGCAGCTCAACGCCGTATATAACCCGGCTGCCTATTATGAGCCGATCGACCGAATGCTCATGCGCGTATTCTGTGGGGATTATCAGCTCTTCAAACTGTTTGAGGAAATGCTCGGGTATTGTCTCATCAAAAATTGCCGCATGCAAAAGATCTTCATCATGTTCGGCGACGGTAATAACGGGAAATCGACTCTCCTGCGGATGATCTGTGCATTTATCGGCGAGGGGAACTATTCGACCCTATCGCTGCAGGATCTGGAGACGACCTTCCGGCCTGCGGAATTGGAAAACAAGCTGGTCAACCTGGGCGACGACATTCCGGCCACGACAATCAAAGATTCCAGTCGGCTGAAGAGCATCTCGTCCGGGGAGCGGATCACGGTCGAGCGCAAGAACAAAGATCCCTTCATCCTGAAGAATTACGCGACGCTCATCTTCACGACGAATAAGATGCCGCCGGTCAATGACAAGTCGTTCGGATTTTACCGGCGCCTGATCCTGATGCCGCTGGATGCGAAATTCTCGAATACGGACCCGGACTATGATCCGGACATCTCCCAGAAAGTCGTTTCCGAGGAGGCGCGCAGCTACCTGCTGAATATGGCGATCCGGGGGCTGCGCCGGTTGCTCAAGAAAGGGTTTACGAAGTCAGAGAAAGTCGAGAAGGCGATCCGGACGTATAAGGTTCAAAGCTCGCACGCGCTGACCTGGCTCTCGGAGAATGACATCACCGAGGAGTATTTGCTCTCGAAGCACACTGGCGAGATTTACGCCGAGTTTAAGACCTGGTGCGAGTCAGAGGGCGTGGAGAACATCCCGAGGCAGCAGACGTTCACGATCGACATTCAGCGGGAATTCGATTTCATGATCTCAAAACAGGTGCGAGACCCAAAAACGGGGAAGCGTTGTCGCTTTTTCATCCGCTCGGATGGAAGCGGCGCTGTCACTTCGTCACTTCAGGAAAATGAAAAATAATCGAAAAATCGACGTGACGACGTGACAAGTTTGTCACTTCGCTTTTTCCGAAGTGACACGAAGTGACAGCGAAGTGACAGGTTCAAACCCGCATGGTTATTGGAAAAATTCGATTTTGTCACTTCTGTCACTTCATATTCCTTTTCTTTTACGTACACGCGCACGCACGCGCACGCACGCGCGCACATGTAAAAGAAATCAGCAAAAATGACGTGACGAAGTGACAAACAAACAAAAAGTCAATCGGAATGCGGGTTTTGAGCGTCACTTCATCGAAAAGGCGAAGTGACAAGGCGTGACAGTGAAGTGACAATGATGAAATTAAGGAGGACGACGAAGAGTGAGAAAATCCATCAACGAGTTAGTACAAGAAGCTCATGCCAACGCCGTGAGCAAGGGTTGGTGGGACGAGGACCGCAGCTTCGGCGAGATCATCGCGCTGATCCACAGTGAGGCGTCGGAGGCGCTGGAGGATTATCGGGCAGGGTGGCAGCCGGACCAAATGTGGTACGAGCTGAAAGGCGCAATCGGAGCATTATCTGCCAATGAACAGGTCACGCCCGAATGGAAACCCTGCGGCATCCCAAGTGAGTTCGCTGACATCGTGATCCGCGTATTTGATGCTTGCGGCCGGTACGGCATCGACCTGGAACGAGCCATCATGGAAAAAATGGCGTACAACGCGACCCGGCCAATCAGGCACGGCGGGAAAGTGATTTGAGGTGACGGTTGATGGATGAACGCCAGCAGCGCCTCATTTTTCAATGGGTTAAAGCTCTCAGCAACGACCGGTTCTGGTCCTGGATGAATTGGGTCCATTCCCGCGCCTATGCCGCAGCCGTCCAGCACTACACGGAGGCTGCCGAGATCGTGCTGCCGCCGCGGCTACAGAAGCAGCTGCACGAAAAAGCCCGGGAGATTCGCGAAACATGGGACGGCATGAAGACGATCAGCATGGAGGAGACGGAAGCGGTTGAGTTTGAGAAAGTGATGAAGGGGTGAGCGGGAATGAAAGGATTCGAAATCATATGTCGTTCGTGCGGTGTGAAGATGATCATAGCACCTGGGGATCGTGACCGTGAAAAAGAACCGATCAGCTTTGGTACGGCAGATGAAACCTATACTGTCATGAGTTGCCGATGCGGAAATGCGATCGAAGATGATTACCACTGGGAGTTTGCGGACGAGCAAGACGAAGGAACGCTGATTGACCGTTGGATTGATGTTTCGGGGGAGGCAAAGAGTGATGACTGAACGTGTATGCGGAGAGTGTGGAAGTAAAATGAGTCTCGATGAAGACTGGTTGGATACGGAATTTCGTGGTCATGTTTGGTTTTGCGAATGCGGGAATGAAGAGAGAGCATTTCGGCATGTCCATACGCGAAATTGTTATGACGACTCTGGACATGGGCCTGCATATTTGATTTGCGGAAAGCAAGAAGGTGAATTCGAATGAAATGCATCGGTTTCGGACTTTATGAGGGAAAATGCGAAAACGAGGCAGGTACACCGCGAACACCGTACTGGTGCCAGCGGTGCGACGATCTGCGAGTGCAGCACATATCCAAGCGGTTTGATCAGCTGATCGACGAATCAGTCGCATTCGGGCGAGATTGTTCGAAAGGCACTTGTGACTTCTAGGAGGTGTTACGGACTGTGACCGAATTCATGACATGGGTTGATGAACTCATTCGCGAATATAGCGAAGAGAAAAAATTGCTGGAATTATATCGACAGACGATTGACCGAAACCACGTGCAAGGGCAAGTTGACGCGCAGATTGTATCCGGCATGATCGGGGAAATGCAGTACGCTTTAAACTGGATGAAACGAGGTCGCCGACCGGGAAATCGCCGGGGGATTGAGCGCCAAAAAGTTTATAATCGCGCAGTGCTTGCGAGATTGGTTCGAGAACAGATGCCTAATTTGACGGAGATCGAGAAAAGAAAGATCGTCGATGCTTTATTCGAGTTGTCTCCGCGTGAAAGAAAGTGTTTTATTCTGCATATGGCATATGGCTTGACATTTCAAGAAATCGCCGATATGATGAAATTGTCCAAGTCTTCCGTACGTGTGTTCTTAAAACGGGCAAAGAGTAAGTTAGAATCATTGCCTGTGTGACACTACGGACGACAAGATGTCGTACAAAATACCTTACCCTTAGTGCGTCCAAAAACAGAAGTCGCCTCATTGGAGGCGGCTTTTTTGTGTTCAGCGCACGCGAAATTCACAGACCGCTTTCAGGTAGTACGCGCCGTTGATGCGTACTGCGTCAGTTGTATGCTGTTCGATCGGTCCGCCATAGTCGAGGATTTCGCCGGCTTGCCAGACAGACACGGGTAAACCGATCCACATCGCATTGTCAAAGTCTGCTTCCGTTTGAAGCACAGATCCAGATTTCAGCATCAATGACCCGCTCCCTTCGCTGTTTCATTTCGACGTTCGAGCGCGGCGTTCCTGCCCGCCGCCGGCCAGACTGGCTTCGCCAGACTGACCGGATCACCATGCCAGCGGGCGCATCATCCGCCCCGCAGACTGTCTGACGCCAGACTGCGGGGCTCAATCTAGTAGATATCCCATTTTCGCGGCCGCTTCGCCAGCGGACATCGCTTCCTCCGCCGTGGCCGGAACGGTGCGGAGCGGCGTCCGGACTTATGCAGGGTTTTATTTCCTTTCGTCGAATTGTAACGTGAAAGGGAGGAATTCGGATGAGTGATATTCAGGTGTTTAACGTAAACGCAGAAGGCATAAAGGAGTTCGTAACAGACAAAGGCACTTTGCAGATTCGGGTAGAATTCGGTGATGGAGGACGTAAGTCATTTGATGTGACGGAAAAGCAGCTAGATGAATTCATCAAGGCCGATGACAAGTTGGGATATTACATAACGCACATAAAGCGCAGACAATGATTGGCACCTGAAATGGGTGCTTTTTCTTTTGCCAATTTAACCCGCGAGGTGGTGGTTTATGTGAAGTTGACACCGAAACAACAGAGATTTGCCGATGAATGGCTGATCGATATGAACGCGACAGCTGCAGCGATTCGTGCGGGGTATAGTCCGAAGTCGGCCGAGCAGCAAGGTAGCACTTTGTTGAGAAATCCGAAGGTCCGCGCATACATTGACGAGCGCATGGCCGAGCATTCGCGGCGTACGGGCGTCACGCAGGAGCGCATCATCCGCGAACTCGCTCGCATAGCTTTCCTGGATCCGACACAGCTGGTTGATATGGATACTGCAGAACTGCTTTCCGACGCCGCGGCAGATGATAGGGCCGCGATCGCCAGCGTCAAGGTGAAAACGATGAGTGGCGAGACGGAAATGATCGAGCGTGAGGTCAGATTCGTGGATAAGATCAAGGCCCTGGAGTTGCTCGGCAAACGATTTGGAATGTGGATCGATAAGCAGCAGGTGGACATCCAGGGCGCTGTACAGATCGTGGACGACGTGCCGCGTGATGAGGCGTGACCGCTGTACGGCTGACCGACATCATCGCTCCGTCGTTTTACGAGGTTCATCACGTCGTCAAAAATGACAGAGCGACGCACTTCCTGCTCGGCGGCGGCCGCGGCAGCACGAAATCGTCCTTTACGCCGACTGAGATCGTTCTCGGCATCATCTCTGATCCGAACGCGAACGCCATCGCGTTGCGGAAGGTAAAGGATACGCTGCGGGAATCGGTGTACGAATCATTCGTTTGGGCGATTGAAAAACTAGGCATCGCACATCTGTTCGACTGCCGCGTGTCACCGATGCAGATCGTGTACCGGCCGACCGGCCAAAAAATCATCTTTCGGGGTGCGGACAACCCGATCAAAATCAAGTCTTTGCGGCTTCGCAAAGGCTTTTTTAAGTTCGTCTGGTATGAAGAAGCGGACGAGTTCAGCGTTGAGGATATCCGGTCGATTAACCAGACGGTGCTTCGCGGTGGTGCCGGCTACAAGGTGTTCTACACGTACAATCCGCCCAAGTCGCGCAAGAAGTGGGTTCACGAGTACAAGAAAAACCCGCCGGTCGGTTGGTTCGTACACCACAGCACGTATTTGGATGTGCCACGCGAATGGCTCGGCGAGCAGTTTTTCATCGAGGCCGAGACGTTGAGGCAACGGAACGAGCTTGCGTATCGGCACGAGTACCTGGGCGAAGACGTCGGAACCGGTGGCGAGGTATTCCATAATCTCACACTCCGCCGGATCAGTGACGACGAAATCGCCAGGTTCGACCGGATCAAGAGGGGCCTGGACTTCGGTTTTGCGGCTCATCCGACGCATTACGGGGTTATGCACTTCGACGCCACGCGGCGCAAGTTGTACATCTTCTACGAGATTCACAAGGTCGGGATGTCGAACCGCGCGCTGGCAAACGCGATTAAGGCTGAAAACAAAAGCAATGCCCGGGTGACTGGGGACAGCGCGGAGCCGCGGACGATCGCGGAACTGCGAAACCTCGGCGTGAATGTCGTTGGGGCGAAGAAAGGACCGGATAGCGTAGAGCACGGAATCAAGTTCCTGCAGGACTTGGACGAGATCATTATCGACCCAGTCCGCTGCCCGAACACGGCGCGTGAATTCGACGGGTACGAGTTGGAACCGGACGGTAATGGCGGGTGGAAAGAAGGTTACCCGGATCGCGACAACCACAGTATCGACGCCGTTCGGTACGCGTTGGAGAGCGAGATCCGCGGGCCGGCTGTGTCGTTTAATTGAAAGGGGTGAAACATTTGACACCAGAAATGCAACGCATCATCAACATCATCGAAGCCGGCGCGCAGTCGGCGATGAGCTTGGAACAGATCATCAAAACCGAAATCGACGAATGGCTGCGCTCAGCTGAACGTCAATGGATGTTGACCGGTCAGCGGTATTACGTAGGCGACCACGACATCCTGCAGCGTAAGCGGACAGCGATCGGTGAGGGCGGCGAGCTGGTCGAGGTCAAGAACTTGGCGAATAACAAGCTGGTGCACGCTTTCGTCCGTAAGCTCGCCGATCAGAAAGTCGGTTACCTGCTTGGTAAACCGCTCAGCATTCAAACCGAAAACGAAGAGTACCTGGACTTGTTGAACGAGATTTTCGACAAGTCTTTTTTGCGACTTCTCAAGAATGTGGGCAAGGAAGCCGTGAACAAAGGCAAGGCCTGGCTGCACGTCTACTACGACGAGGAAGGCAAGCTGTCGTTCAAAAAGATCCCATCCGAGGAGATCATCCCTCTCTGGCGTGATGCCGACCACACCAAGCTGGACGCGGTTATTCGTGTGTACGAGGTCGAGGTCTACGAGGGCACAACTCGGAAAATCATCACCAAGGTCGAGTTTTGGGATACCAGCGGCGTGCGTCGGTACGTGCTCAGCGAGGGTGGCTTGATCCCGGACGTTGAGGCTGGCGACGTCGGTAGTCATTTCGTCGCTGTTCGAGACGGGCAGGAGCAGCCTTACAATTGGGAGCGTGTTCCGTTCATCGCATTCAAATACAACGACGAGGAGATTCCGCTCCTGAAAGTCATCAAGTCCCTGGTTGATGACTATGATGCCAAGACATCCGACCACGCTAATAACCTGGAGGATTTGCCCAACAGCATCTATGTGATCCGGAACTATGACGGGCAGGATCTTGGCGAATTCCGGCGGAATATGGCGACATATCGGGCCGTGAAAGTTAGGGACGAGGGCGGCGTTGATACGCTCGACCTTGATCTGAACACCGATGCGGCCGAGAAGCACCTGGACCGGCTACGCAAGGACATATATGAATTCGGTCGGGGCGTCGATACTCAAAGCGAAAAGTTCGGCAATAGTCCAAGCGGTATTGCGTTAAAATTCCTGTATGCCGACTTGGACATGGATGCGAACATCATTGAGACGGAGTTCCAGGCGAGCCTTGAGCAGCTGCTTTGGTTCGTGAATCAACATCTCGCCAACACCGGCGCCGGCGACTTTTCGAACGAAACCGTTGAATTCGTGTTTAATCGCGACATCCTCATCAACGAAACAGATGCGATCACGAACATCAAGAACAGCGTCGGCATCCTTTCCGACGAGACGCTTGTTGCCCAACACCCGTGGGTCACGGATGTGCAGGAGGAACTGGATAGGATCCGGAAGCAACGGGAAGAGGA